TTGACGGATACCTTTGTCAGGTAAATCAGCTAATGACAGTTTGAGTCGGCCAGCATTGAGCCAATTATAAATCGTTTTGAAAGGTAACCCTAAAACATGCGCAGCGGTTTCTGGTGACCACTTCAATATACCAATGTGGTGATTCAAAAAGACAGCGATAGCTGGTGTTAGCGTGTCATGACGACCACGTAGATGACGTTTTTTCAATGCTAACGCATGAGCAATCTCAGCTTTATAGGGTGTAACTTGATGAATTTCAATCGAAACGGTTGAAGGAGAGCGTTTAATAAAGCGCGCAATGGCACGAACAGAATAATTCAATTCGAGTAAAGTTTGAATGACAGTGCGTTCTTGAGATGATAAACTAGTCATGAGTCGCAGTTCCTTTATGGTTGTTTTAGACAATTACCATTAAAGGCGCTGCGGCTTTTTTATTCAAGTGTTCGGTTTAATTTTACAATCTACCTTATCTACTTCGAGGTTTAGAGAGTTTTGGCGTTTTATTTCTTTTGTGTTGGTTTCACTCGAACGCTTGCTATCACTATCCTTACTGGTACTTGTGGCATGATGTTCAAGAGGGGGGGTAGAAACTTGTCCTTCTGCTGACACCGTAACAAAAGGTGTCAGTAAATTGATTATGATTATCCCTATTAACATAATTTTTGGTAATTTAGCCATTGCACACTTGTCCCAATCAGATTAGGTATTCATTATCACTGGAAAAGTTGCCTAAAAGGTGAAATAAATTCGAATACTGTGTAACGAATTTGTGAACAAATTGTGCAGATGTCGCTAAACCTGTCTAATACTTCAAACTAAAAATTGAGCACGACATAATTTATGTCGTGCTCAATTTTTTACTTATCTGTCACAATCACAGTGGCATTGTCGCCAATGTAGATTGATGTTTTCTTACCTGTTTTATTATCAACCAGATTCACACCATGTCCGTTACGGTCAAAGCTAAACGAACCAGTATATTGATAGATTATCTTGCCCTGATAATCTTTGATGACAATTTCACGTTTTTGATTGTTGTTATATTCCAACTGGTAAGTCTTTTTTGACTTAATGTAACTCGATGAGTGGATATAATTATAATATTTTGACGACGCTGCTAAGCCGAATACAACCAGCGCCACAATAATACCTATAACAGCAATTGTGTTACCTAGCCTCTTTTTACCACCAAAGAAATAAGCATAGACACCTAGTAAAATAATGACAACAGGCACGGCAAACATGGCCGCCCACAGCACCCAAGAAATAGGCGTTGGCTGAATATGAAACATTTGATTCTCCCCAATTAATGAATTTTTTGTTATTTCTTACTATATAATATCAAACATTTCATCAATTTTCACCTTGAGATGATGATAAGAAGATTATGGTATTTTTCAAATAAAGCAGGACATATTACTATGATTATAAATAGATGTCTGCTAGTATTAAGTTAATTAGTCGCATGAAAGGAGCAGTTAATGTATACCACAGTACTTTTTGCCATTATATTCTGCGTGATTGTCAGGGTAATTTTCTTAGCGATTGGCTTTAACGCTCGCCATCCCGTAGCCAAGTATGTTTGTCAGTTCATTGGATTTGCGCTATTAGTCTTTGCCATTATATTCTTGCTCACGCATTACTGGTGGTGGATATAATTGGCAATTAAGCTATCTATTTTTCAAGTTCGCCAACCGACCCGTCAGCGATTCAGATAGGTAACGATGTTCTGCGCGATGCAGGTATTCACAATCCCCATTGTGAATTCACCACCCTTGTCAATATTCAGTTCATTAGCCATAATCTGATTTTGTAATTGTTTATTATCTACCAAGAGTCGTAACAAGTCATTCTTAGAAATTTTATTTTGGCTCGTATCGCCCTCGTGTTCCGCATAAAAATAATAACGATGTGCGCCCACAGCAGCAATATTACCAATATTTCGGAGGGCATCTTTAAAACTATGTTTCTCTGCAATACCATAGTTCATCTGATTATCATTCATGATTTTGACCTCCCAATCTCTTCAATCAACCTACTATATAGTTCTCATTATAGTACAATCTGAAGGCAGAATTTTCCGAATTTTTTAATCTTTTTTCAATAAAAGTAAAAAAATTATCCCCAGTAATGATTTTTTTGTTTAACCTACTGCACCACCAGTTCTTGAATGATTTTATTAAAGTGGTTTTTATTTTTTAAATCCTTAACTGATTGGAAATTCATACTCAAATTGTCATGATCCTTTGAGTACATCAATCTTGTGATAGCTGAAACATTGCTTTTCATGACGGTGCTAACTGATGATCCCGGTACAATTCTAGCAATTTTAACGTAGCTGCCTTTGTGATAAGCCATTACGTACGGATCTTTGACGCCGGGGTTGAGTCCCGTTGTTAGCGTTAGCTTCGTCCACTCCGTCCCCATGTCATTATCTGAAAACCATTTTGTCCAATAACCATGGTTTGTCTTATTATTGGGATTAGTGACTTTATCGCTAGGCATTTTTGTATAGGCTACTTTGTATTGCAAAAATGGGTTCATGCGGTCAATTGTATCAATGCCTTTTTGGTAACCAACCAACAGCATACCTAACCATAATACCAATAACACAAAAATGGACCCCAGTATCATTGTGAGCCGCTTATAGCGATGCTTCAATGACACATCTTGATCAATTGCTTCAGCAATGCTTTTCTGTTTGTCTCTCATGTCGATTTCTTCTCCGAACATTATTTTTTCGAAAGATACGTCAAACAAATCACTCAAACGCCTTAAGACATCCAAACTAGGATAATTTTTACCTGTTTCCCAAGTTGACACAGTTTGCCGGCTGACATGAACTTCATCTGCCAGCTCCTGTTGTGTCATCTTTTTTTGTAGCCTTAGTTGTTTAATATCTTGTTCAAAACTCATAGCTTTCATCTCCTAATGTAACCGACTCACTAAGAACAATACTAGCAATTCATGCTTGCTCTTGTAAAGCAAGCGTCACTAGCATGGCATTATTTGGGGATTTGCGCGTAAAAAAATATCAAGGTTTAATTACTTCATCATGATAACAATTGCTTATGGTACAATAAGAAAAACTCGAAGGGCAACTACTATGGAAGAATTATTTGGCATGATTTTGGTATTCTCAGACACGTTATTTGATGTTGATGATGACAAACCATTTGGATTCAGATTCTGGCTCGCACTAGTCGTCTGGGCTGTTACGTTTGGTGCTTTTATCATTGCACTTTACATGTTCATCGTGTTTGTGCCAAGCTTATTTAATCACCCACTAACTCAGTTTTGGTGGGTGTGTGTTGGCATAGAAGTGCTATTTGGTGGGATGTCTTATTTTTTAGGACGGCGCACTGTAATTTGGGCTTGGCAAATTAAAAATAATATTCAAGCCCATTACCCCCAAAAACATACAGATTAATCATCTATTTTTCATGATTAGGGTGTTATAGAAACAACCAAAAAACCACGACTTAAATTTGAAGTCGTGGTTTTTTTGATTCTGATTGATATCATTTTTCGAAACAAAATTCAAAATATCATCACATTTAAAATCTAAAATTACTATTAATGGTAAAAATAATGCCACATTTACAAAAAATTTACCAGATATTTTCACAAAAACAAAATAACAATGAGACACTAATTAAGTACAGAAAATTATTATTAAGTACACATCGTTATATCAAAACACTCAGGGAGAATATGATGAAACGCACACTCACTCGAACACTCAAGCTATCAGCAATTGCGCTGATACTCTGCCCAAGTTTTTGCACTAGCGTCATAACTGCTTCCAATATCAATGCCATTGATATTGATGCCGCGCAAAAAACCAAAGTTTATAGCGATGCTGATGTCAAGCAAGTGATAAACAACCTTAATGATGATTTATCGGAAATTTCAAAGTCAACTAAGTCTGATAGTGATACTGATTTGAAGCCACTATCGCCAATGTATAAAAATAATACTGATAATATACTCAACGCAATCGGCGCCGCTGCTTCTTGGGCAACGGCAGCATTCGCCGATAGTACCAAAGAATCTTGGAAAGCCGGAAAAGGTCTCGCTTTTAAAGAAAGTATGACTGGCTTGGCTAAACTGTTAGATTTTGGTAAACTGTTTGGTCCTCTAGTCAAACTATTTATGGGATTCGGCTGCCCGGGGGAAGAATCACCTGAAATGAAAGCAATCAATGATCTAAAAAACACACTCAACTATTTTCAAGAACAAACAGCAGCTCATTTTAAAACAACCAATCGAAAAATCGATTTAAACACGATTACCCCACTCGTTCAAGAACAAATCACCATGCAACAAAATTTCAAAACCGCTAACGGTGGTACAGACGCTCTAACTGGAGAGCTACATGCTAAAGAATATTTCACTGGAAAAAACACAAATGAAACAACATTTGATTATAATACAAAAGCAATTTATCACACAATTGGCGATTGCAAAGTAGAAAACAATACGGTTAGTTTTTCACAAGACAAAAACACAACATTTGTTGGTGATGTACAAAAATTTGGCAATGCTTTAACCAGTAGAACATTACAAGGCAAGTCATACGATTCATTTAATTTATACGCTGCCTATTTGTCTCTTGCTCGAGAACTTAATTTTGCAACATTCAGTGACAGAGAAAAATGGAACGAAACCATCAAAGATGATTGGGCGTACCTGACTCAAGTTGCAACGCTAGGCATTTATGCCGATGCCATGCGTTGTCAAGCCATTTCTATTGCTTTTGACCGACTAACTCATAATGACGCATTCTGGCAAGATAAGACGTCAGCAATTGAGACAAAACTTAGAAAAGATCTAGCGGCTTATTCGGATGTCAAGAAACAAGATGAGAAACAAGATGTGAACCTCTTCGGCTTAACCGTTACAAATATCGGCACTAACTCAAACGACTACACAAGAACCTATGGACCAATTACAGCAGTAGAGCGCAATACCACAACCCCATTAACCGAATTAAGCCAAAAAATCGAACAAAATTATAACAACAATCAAAAAGAATTTGATCAAGAAAAGAGTCTTTCAAACCAAGGTACTTACTATGATTATGCAGCTGCCACATCATTTACGACGAACAATTCTTGCCCATTGTATCGAGCAGTCTTAGGTAGTGCTGGCGGCAAAGACGCGCAAATCAAAAAACAAGGTGGCATAACGAACCATTGGGGTGTCGCTAATCTAATGGGTCGCCATGGATTAGTTGATGGCTTGGAACCAGTTGCCAGTTTAGATCATAGCCCACTCGAAGCACAAGATAATGATCCGCAAGGCTATGATATGAGTAACGCCTTGTCTAGTCAACAATTAGCTAATATGATGGCTGGCTTAGATGTAAAAGGGCAAAGTTTGGAACAATTTTGTCCAGAGATAAAAGGTCGCCCTGTTTATGCTAATAATTTTGACCCTAAAACCGATGATCATGGTGTCTCATCAGGTTTCATGTACTGGGAAGGTTATGATTTAGATGCCAATTATTACCGTGGCACTAAATTAGACCCTAATCAAAAAATAAAACATGCCTTCTACGAATATTACTCATTTTTAAATTCATCGGGTGTTGGCTCCCGGTATTTGCCTACTGAATGGCAGCACACAAAGCAAGCCGTAACCATTTTAAAAGCTGGGAAACCTATGAATCCAAGTTATCTGATTCAATAAAAGTCATAGCCAACATTCAAACTCATTTGTATTTAAAAAGCAAGCTACTGTTAGAAAATCAGTAGCTTGTTTTTTGTCATAAGAAAAAGCGTCATATCAAGGTTTTTACAACTTGATACAACGCCATTCAATGGTTAGTGGAGAAGAAGGGATTCACTAAGAACCTTTTATACCAGTACATAAGGCGTTTTGTGTTACTTTATGTGTTATTATAGCTCAAGTTTAGATAGAATGTTACCAGTCTCATCACTAGCTCGTTTGGTTATATCGCTATAAACATCTAGTGTCATGGAAACGTCTGCGTGTCCCAAATAAGTCTGCACCTGTTTAACACTTGCTCCCTGATCTAATGCTAATGTCGCCCATGTATGGCGTAGTTTGTGCATGGATAACCCAACCGCTACACCATATTTATCACTAACATCATGCAACCATTTGTTAGGTCTCATGACTTGCAATGTTTTACCCTGATTATTGAATACAAAATCATCATTGCTATTATAATGACTGACCTCATACCAATCAGCTAAAACAGTCAACATTTTATTATCAATTTTGAGGGTACGCTTACTAGTTTGACTTTTAGGCGCTTTGATATACGTGCCACCATTAAACCCACGCCCTAGTGCCTGTACAATGCTTATATAGCCACCATTAAAGTCTACTTGTTCCCACTGTAAGGCAAGTAACTCTTCTGTACGCATACCAGTGAGAGCGCCCAATCTAAGCAATGTATAGGCTTGCTGATTGATGTATTTATACTGGCTATCCAAAACTTCTAGAAAGGCTTTAAACTCGTCAACGTCCATAAATTGCTTACGCTTATTGACTTGCCTACGTTCTTTAGGCATCTCAATTTTCGTAAATGGGTCAACTGGTATCATATCCATACGAACTGCAATATTAAGCAAACGCCTTAAATATCCTGTTATTTTGCGATAATGTAATATTTTGCCTTGCATTGTGTTAATATATCGTTGTAAGTCTAATGGCTTAATATCAGTTACAAGTGTATCACCCCATGCAGGAATAATATGCACGTTGAATACATTCATTGTTTTATTGAGTGTACTTTCTTCAACCGTGTGCTGGTATGTTTCTAGCCACATATCATACAACTCTTTAACGGTCATCACGTTAGGGGTTGTTTTTTTATTGTATTTGCTTTGCCCATTTTTAAACAGTGCTACCTCGTTATTAAACCACTGTGTAGCACTACGCTTGCTCTCAAAGCCTCGTTTCTTTGCTCTGGCTTGTGTTCCGTCCTCGTGTCGCCCAATGTAACCAACTACTTCAAAGACTTTACCTTGCTTACTGTCAACTTGTTTTATCTGCATTTTTTATTTCCTCTTGATGATTGAGACAAAATAAAAAAGCGTGGTAATTTCAAACTAACACGCTTTCATTATTTCATACTATTTGATTGGTTGCACGTTTTAATCGTAGTAATGTTTTACAGCTTCATCAATTTCATCACGATCATATCTGATACCATGTTCTGTGGGATAGCCCTTTACCTTGCCATTCTTAACATAGTGCTTCATAAACGTGTTATCAGCAACACTGATATATTGATGTGCTTCATTTCTGTTTAACCACTTTGGCCAACGTTGTAATTGTTGCATTTGTCGTCTCCTATTTTATTGATGTGTTTAATTTCAAAGTAACAATGTCGTATGTGATCACGTTGTTAGAATCATCTGGACTGATACTAGCAATATCATAATAGGTTTTGTCTGGTAACATGACAATTAACTTCTTATTGACTGCTTTATTGTGTCTTATCACAATCAAAATTGTATCTTCTAATGTTGTTCCTGCAATCGTATACTGCTGTGACATGGTACGAGTGCGTGATGCATACTTTAATCCTATTTGTGGCACAAACTGCTTGATAGGATTACCATTTTTAGGGTTAAAGCCTGATTTAATAGTTCCAAACTGTGCTTTTTTGTTGAAGTCACTAGGTTTATATTTAAGCATTCGTAGCCCCCACAATCTCACTTCTAAGGTTAGTCAGCATGATACGGACACCAGTTGAATAACCGTTACTTAATTCACGGTCATAATACATTGAAGTAGCTAGTGTCTTAATCAAACGATTATATAACTCTGCATCAACTGCCAAAATATCATCATCAGTGATTTTCATTTGAATAGATGCCTTAATCATGGCAGTAGCACCGTCAATCAAGCTCGTAAGTGTTTTGAGTTCGTTTTCATCATCATCAATATTTAATTCATCTTGTAGCTCTTGTGGTGTAATTATCGCCATGTGCCACCTCCTGTGGTTAATTTAATATGTACGTCCCCACTTCTGGGGACATGATGTTACTTACCTGCACTAGTAAATGTAATAAACTTACCGGCATTAGTGTCGGCTGCCTTAAAGTCCGCACGCAAGGCAACGGCAAGAATACGCTCAAAGTTTTCGTTGTGATCCCATTCAATCGCAACATCAGAACGCATAGCTTCTAATACAAATGCTTTAGGGTCTCCCACAAAGGCTTTTGCATCACTTGCAACACCCAATACGTCATCAGCGACAATCAAGACATTTGAGCCAAACAATGACTTGCCTGATGCACTAGCGATTGAGTCTTGCAACAAGTAACGACCATTACCATCTTTCAACAAATCAACGGCATTGTAGAAACTTTCAGTCACAATCCATTGGCGTTGATAGTTTGCCAAACCCTTGTTATATGCTGTCTTTAAGTCATCTGTTGTTTTTGCTGAAACGGCTGTGGCTGTTTGCAAAATCTTTCCAATTTGATACTGCTCTGTTAATTCCTTAGCCTCTTGAACATAAGTGTTGAGCAATGTTTTAAGGTTAGGTGCATCTTGTACCATTTCCATAGACAATGGCAAAGCACCACGATAAGTAAGTGCCTTATAATCAACACTCTTCAAAACTGCCTTTGCAATTTCAGGGTTTGCAGCTCGTTCTTCGGCTGTTGTCAAACGTGCCGTATTCTTTTGTAGAATTGGCAGTGAACCCATACCTGATGTGACTGATACACGGTTGATAACGGCTGACAAATTACGAACATCAGTCGGTACTTTTTGAATATCCAAAATCTCTTTTGGAATGACAACACCTGCTTCTGTGGTAGTGATAGCATTTGTTCGCTTTTCACCAGTCTTTAGGTAGTGCATGAAGTCACGTACTTCTGTGGTCTCTTGTTCTTGGTTCAATTTAATTTCCATGTTTTCTCGTCCTTTCAAACTGCGTTCTTCTTGTAAATCTGGATCATCATCTCGTGTGTTGTCATCAGTTGAATCATCTGACAAACCTTGTGCCTTTTTAACGGAAGCTAATTGGGCTTGCAAGTCATCAATGTGTTTCTGCAAATCATCAACACTGGCTACACCCTTTTGCACATCTGCTACATCTGAATCATCAGAATCTGCTAATGCACGAACTTCTACAATCTTGTTTGCCTTTTGCTTTTTTAAAGCATCTAGCTCTGTTTCTATTTCTGAAATTTTCATCATTTCCTCCTTATTCATATAACTTCAGTATCGCCAACATCTTTTGCTTGTAGGCATCATTTTTGAGCGCTCTGGTTACTGCTACGGTCGTTTCCTGATAAGCGGGCATAGTAACTACTGACACCTCATATAACGCCCCTACACTGTTGATAGTTCGTTTTGGTGTGTCGTCTGTCTCTTTACCCCATTCATCTGAATCAACCGTAAAACCAAAGCTCATGCCCTTTAAATTGCCTGCTCTGATGTTGGTGTACACGTCATTACCTAATGTTGTATTAGGAATATCTAAAATGAAATGCAAGCCCTTTTTATCAATATCAAGTTTTAAGGTATTTGCTGATGTTCTGCCTAATACGTTTGCAAAATTGTGATCATACAAAGCAACTACGTCACTTAGATTGACATTATCAAAAGCGTCAGGATTAACATATTCGATAAACCCGCCTAAGTTTTCACTAGGTTCATTAAAGACAACGGCATAACCACTAATTTGACCAATAAAGTCATCACTAGTAGCATCACGCACCTCTAACCCTTTAATATCAAAGGTTCGTGTCTCTTTATCGTTCATAAATTGATAACCCCCTTGTCAACGAGAATTTTTTGCGCCTGAGAGCCGTCTAAGATGCCTTTATCAACAAAATTTAGCAAATCTTGCTTTAAAGTAGCATTGGAATAGTCCAAAATACTACTCATATCTAGGGAAATGTCATCACTAAACTTAGCTTGAACTTCACTAATAATTGGTTCAATGTAACGATTTAAACCATTCACATACATGTTTTGTATCATTTCTAGGTTACTTTGTTGGTCGCCTTGACCATTTAAGTAGCTATCAGGAACACCAAACGCCTTACTAATCTGTGTCCGTTGATAAATTGCATTGTTTAAGAACTTGGCAACGTCTGCATTGATTGAGATACTTTGGAAGTCTGCACTCTGATCTAATACCAAAGTACGACCTGCATTAGCACCTGTATTGGCTTTCTCAAACTCATTACGAATATTGTCCTTAGCTTCAGGACTAACAACTGCTTCAGGTATTTTAATCAGTGATGTTGGATTGATAGCCCGTGCTATGGTTGCCAAAGATAGCTTATTGGCTTGTTCCTGCTGTTGGACTTCATTCACTAGGCTTTCTAGTGGACTATGACCGATTAATTCAGCACCATTAACACCATGAGCCATAATCTTGAAATGAAGCACAGCACTGGCTTGATATGTCCCACCTTGATAATCACCAAAAGGCGTAATTTGATACGTCAGTACATCATTGGTTAAATCAAGCATCACATTCTGGTTAGGAACATAGCGCAACTCCTGACCTTCAATGACTACAAAGGCATTACCTGATAGCAATATCTCTAATACAACTGTTTGCCAAAAGTTGTAACGGCTAGTCAAATGACTTGGCTTATTCAAAACGTTCAAGGCGTTTGGATTAGTTCCTGTAAAAATAGCCCCTGCAATATCTGCACTGATAAGGCTTGTCACGCTGTATAAATCACTGTTGTGTAAAGCAACATCAGCACTAATAAGGTCATTAGGGACAATATTTGTCCCACTATCTGCAAAAATAAAAGGCATGTAATTACTAGGTGTAATCATCTGCCTTGTTTCAAATGGATTTTTTAAACTCATGGATTAGCCCCCTTTGGTACTAGGATATAAGCCAAAACAAACAGCCCAATCCCGAATATCAGGAAACCCAACGGTTTAAATATCATAAATGCACTGATTATGATTGATATAATACCCAATACAATCAGGGCAAATGGTACATAAGTCATCATCTTTTTCATTGGCTCTCCTTTCTAAAATTTAAACTCATTCATGAAATAATCATTTACTTGGTCTTCACTCATACCAGCAAATGGACTTTTGTTCTTCTCATCAGGCGCATTCGTAAATGACGTGAAGTAAAACATACCCTCAAATAAGGCGTTGACAATGGCATCAGCCACATCAATCTTTGCACTGTTGGTATTCTTATCAATCTTGATACCATTGTTATCTTGTACAATAACTGCATTAGATAAGGCGCCAAACATGGCTTCATCATCAAGCATGGTTATTTGAGACTTGATAAACGCTGTTTGTAAGAACTTTGTGGGTTCATTTAATGACTTGATACCCTGACGAACTGGAATAATCAGATAATCATTTTTGACCTCATCTAGTCGCCTAATAAACGTACCTGTTCCCCACTGGTCATACAAGATAGCCTTAACATTGAGATCATATTTTTCAATGAACGACAACATGAAGTTAAATACCTCATCTTCATCAATCAGCCCAAATCTGTCACGAGTGATTGTGGCAAAGCCCTTGCTTTCAACATCTCGATAATTGATACCATCACGCTGTTCTTTAGCTTCAATCGTTCCCAACTTAGCCAATGGAATAAATGAATGCTGGTACAAGTGATATTTTTGGTTGCCTGTATCGTCTGTATAAGGGAATACAAAGGCTATCGCTGTATCATCATTTGTCTGACTATAATCAAACCCAATATAGACATCTCTGCCTTGCATATTGAACGTTGGAATAATTGCCTGTGTGAGCAAATCAACTGGTAGAAACGCATTCTCTTTTGCATTCTGCCATCTGTTCATGTTCTTAGTAAGAAAATCAGGCAAGCGACCTTGTGAGTTCAATTCATCTCGTTCAGCTGTCATTTTTGGTATCGCTGACTTACGTTTACCCTCCAATTCAAACAATGGATTAGACTTCTGCCAAATACTCGGGTCTCCAAAGGCTTCATCATCATTGTCTTGTTCCCATGCTAAAAACAGAATATTATCAATCTCATGCCATGTCTTTTGCGCCATATACGAGCTATACCGCTTATAGTCTGCAAACATTGGACTGCGAACATCTGTCCCACTGGTACTGATGAATATTGTTTGTGAATACGGAAGGAACGTTTGCCCTGATGTAATTGAGTTGATAAACGAACGGTCTTTGAATAAGTGGTACTCATCAACCACAGCATAACTAAAATGACCAATACCATCACTAGTCGTACTTGATGATGCACTTAATTTACGCATGGTAGTAGACTGGCTTTTAATCCGCATCTCACGTTGGTTGTACTCAATGCCCCACTGCTTAGCCATCTTAGAAAATGTACCACTCGCTAAGTTAGCCCATTGACTAGACATGTATTTAAACAAGGCATCAGCATGAGCTGTATCAGCACTAGCAACCGCTAACTGTCTGTTCGTTTTAGGTTGACCAAACAAGAAATTAAACAGGCTTATCAACGCCATCACGGCTGTTTTACCATTCGCACGCGCCATTGATATAATCGCCCTATCAAAGCGCTTACCGCCTGTTTCAGGCTCTTTCCAACCCTCTAACAAACCAACGATAAACGCTTCATAAGGACTGATTTTGAACGGCTCATGTGTCTCTAAATCAACCAATAACGTACTAAACTTGATAATTTTATCTGTTCGTTCTGCATCATAAGCATAATGAAATTCTGGATCACTTTTAATCCGTTGCAAATCTGATAAATGACGTTCACAGGCTAGTTTGATTTTCTCGCCTGCAATAATATGACCAGTCAAGACACCCACAGCATATTTGATGGTTGGTTCATCAATCCCATATTCATTGATAACATCTTGATATTGTTCAATCATTGACTACCACCAAACATATCAGCAATGGCATCAGCATTTAAACTACCATCATCATCACTAGCCAAATCAATCAGGGTGGCACGAGAGCTGGGACTTAATCCTAACTCACCACCCAATGACTTGACTTTACCAGTGGCATCATTTAAAACGGCTGTTGCTGGGTTCTTATAGTATCGACCACTATTTTCATAGATAGCCCCAACGTCCTTGATATTCTCATAGGCTTCACGCATAACACTGTAATTGATACAAAATGCTTCAAGTGTTGACTTGTCAGCTACTGTGATATAACCCAATTTATTCAAAGCAGGTACTAAGGTAATCCACAAACGACTAGCCACGCCTGTTAAATGTTTAGGTGCTGTCTTTGGTAACTGCTTAATGTCGGAATTAGCTTCTTTCAAGGCTTCAGTGCGTTGTCTTTGGTAACTTTCATCATTTGTTGAAGTTGTTATTTTAGCTTTTCTAGGCATCTTTACCTCCTTTTTAGTTTGATATATGTACGCAAACAGGGTGAACGAATCCCTGCCTGCCGTAGGTGAACAAAATCGAAAAAATAACTCGTTATTTAAACGAAGAAGCCACCTATGTGTGTTGCTTCCCCTAAGGTGCCAATCCCGGGGGATAATTTTGATGTCGTTCAAAATCTAAAACGGAAAATAAGAAAAGGAAAATTATGGAGCAATATTAACGATTCAAATGAAATCCCACCCACCTGACATGCACAGGACATCACCCAATCGAAGTTAAACCACAATCATTCACGTACCCACCCTCCAACCATGTACGCAATAAAAAAGAACTGACCGCAATCAATCCTTTAACACTTTTATCCACCAGTCACGGCTTAAATGTTTCAACTTGTTGTCACTCATTCTGTTTTCAATAGCTGTCTTATGATTATGTTGTGACCTTGTTAATAGCCACAGGTTACTCACATCATATTGTTCAGCGCTTGTCTTTAGCAATCGTCTCGGCACAAGATGGTCAACAATTAGATCACCCTTACCATACACTCGACCATTAACAGAACTGGTGTACATATCACGTTGCTTAATGTATTCGCTTATTCGTTCCCATTGTTTAGTCTGATAAAACTCATGACCTAACTCTGGTCTGACATTCTCGTTATAGTTCCGATTATATTCTAACTTATCACGTTGCCCACGCAATGTCTGTGACTTCAACTCTTGCGACTGTTTCAATCTATCACGGTAACTATTCATACGTGATTGATAATGCTTATCACAATAATCAAAGCCTAACTTAATTAGTTCATGGCAACCAATCTCGGCACATCTATGTAATCTCATTGAGTACCTCCATCTAATATTGCATACTACTATTATGCCATGTATTGTTAGTCAGAAACGGCAGACAAACGGCAATCATACCGCAATGTTCAAATCAGTTAATGCTTCGCCCACACTATCCTTGAAAGCCTTTTGATAACTTCTGCATGTTCGCTCTGATAGGTTCATTCGTAATGAGATAATCACCCAAGACAAGCGCTCACGTCTGTCATAGTGCATTTGTACTATCTGCTTTGTTTCTTCACTGAATGTTGTCTCTAATCGTTTAATAGCATCACGTTGCTTTGTCAATTCATGTAAGATACTGTCTGTCTCATATCTAGCAAGCATATCTTCTAATGGTCGTGTGTGCTTGTTTAATGACTTGATACCAGCGTTGTCATCATTTGGTCGCCACTGTAATTCAGCTCTGCGTAATAGAATCTTCGTATCAATCAAACCACTGTAATAGTTCGTCAGCAATTCATCTGTCTTATCCGCCATATATTAGTCAACCTCCTTGAGATTATCCAATAAACTACCTAATAGAAAAGCCGTTAAGGACAAGCGTTCTAGTTGACCTGACAATTCTTTTTCGTGCCAAACTGTCTTATTATAATCTATGGTAGTATCAATATCATCAATCAAATGTCCCACAGTTACGTTCAAAAAGTCTAATGTTAATTCTTTGTCTTCCATTTTTTTATCTCCTAATCCAAGCCATCTGCATTGATAATTTTGTCAGATGTAATATTTTTCTCAATGTCTTCAATCATTTTCTTTGCGATTGACAAGGAAGAAATGACATGATTCATTGTTTCTTGTTTGATAGCAATACCATTAAAATCTGTTGTCTTACCATAAACGGCAATATCGCTAATGAAGCTGTTGACCCTTTCATCAAGGCTCTTAACTTGATGCAAAGAAGCAATCTGCTGTTCTAATTCTCTTGCTTCGTTCTGCATAGGTTCTGCATCAAACGTCATGTTTTTCATTGCCTCTTGACGTTTCTTTAAAGCCTCACGCAATTCAGCATTTTCAGAAGCGTATCGTTCATTGATTGATTCAGTCGTTTCAACTTTCCCTTTGAGAAAATCGTAGTCATCAGGTATCTTTTCAACTTCAACTTCTTTTTCAATCACTTCTGGCTGTCTGTTTAATAGAGACTCAATCGTTTTATCCTTACTAGATATTTGTTTTTCTCGCTCTTTGAGTTGTGCTTTTACTTCTCGCAATTCCCGCACTGTCATTTCATCTGGCTTTTTAACCTCACCTGACGAAAGTTGTTGCGGTTTGTCACGCTCTTCCTCTGGCATGGTGGCAATCTCGTAGAGTGCTTGCATTCCTAAATACGAGGACGTCCTCGTATTCGGAAGCTCACTTGCAATTTTGATAAACTGTTGCGCTACTCGCTGGTTGATGTTAATATCTTCCAGCCACTTTCCAAACTCACCATGTGCTAAATCATGTTCCTTGACCCACTTTAACCGTCTGCCTATCTCGAATATGGCTTGACCGCCTATATTCTGGTAGGTCTTAATTTCAGTTGTCAGTTGCGTGAGATTATTTGAAAGCATTTCTATTTGGTTCATTTTTTCTCCTAAATTTCAATTTACCTGTCGTTTACCTCTTATTTACCCCATATTTACCTTTTAAATACTAGAGCCACAAGGGTTTTAACCTCATTTACCTCATATGGGTTTTATCCCTTTATATATAAATAAAATATTTATTCTCTATATACTATGTTTTTTTAATATGAGGTAAATAAGGTAAATAGTATTGGTACATCAACATTCTTGAGGTAAATATAGGGTAAATATAAGGTAAATATGAGGTAAATTATTAACTGCAATACCGCACTCCTATAACTCTGTGTGCTACTTGTCCCGTATCGTCACCATCTTCGCCATTGGGAAACGTTGCATTGTTTTTCCTAACGTCATAACCCAATTCTCTCAATCTAGCCATTACCACTTTAGATGATGGAACTTTTTCTAAACCATTTTCTGCCCAATAGTATTTCAGCTCGTTATAAAGCCAACTACTGCGTGGACGACTGTTGGTATCTTCAATCAGATGTTCATGCGCCCAATTTTCAATATCATCACCCTTTAAAAACCATTCAGCAGTCGCATCTTCAATATCTTGGGTTAAACTCATTTTGCGTCTGTTTTTGGCTTCCATATACAATGACATTGCGTAATATACAAACGCTCCACGCTCTTTCATAAACTCCGTGTAATTGTCATCATCATCACTTTTAGCAACGTGTGGCGCTGACTTGGCTACAACTATTTTCATTCTGCGCCTAATACCAGTATTTGATTTAATGGCTGGTGCTTCATTGGCTGTAAACAGTAACTTGGCGTGATTAGTAAAACTAAAACTGTTCTCACCTTTGCGTTGTACTTGCAATGAGTCTTGACCAGTTAAATTATTGATTGTCTCAAAGTCTGGAATGAAATTATTTTTTAGATCACTTTTGATGTTTGCATATGATCCATACATTTCTGCTGTCATGAATTTATCTTTTGCAATTTGCTCAAGCGATAAACTAGTAGTCATTTTCTTTCCAATAAACGCCCGCATCAGCTCGACAAGGTAGCTTTTACCTGCTCCAGCCTGACCAGTGATAATCACAGCATATTGAAATGGTCTATAATCTCGGTGGAACATTGAGCCAAAGAACTCAATCATAAATTTATGGTTTTCTCCCAATGTTTCCGTAAATAAGTTCAATGTCTTGCCAACGTTCATATCCGTTTTAATTGTAAAATCAAATCCACCTAGAATATACAGCTCTGGACTGTTTGGGATAAATTCCATTGTGTCGCCATCTACTGCGGTATTTTTGAATGATACTAATGATGGCTTAGTTTCAAATACGTACCTACGTTCGTTTTTAAGCGCCTTTGACAACGTGAGTTCTAATATATCTTTGATGAGTCGTGCTGAAGCATAATCGCCTAATATATTGCTTATTTCAAACTTCAAAGCAGTATAGGCTTCATTACGAGTTTTAAAAGTCTCCCAATATTGACCGTTGTAGAAAAATCCTGACAAGTTATCCAACGTATTGAAATATAATGTATTTTTTAAAACTATTTCCACAACTTGTAACTGATTGACTTTGGTATTATTGTTTGCATCTACGAAAACAAAATCAGGTGTATCATGTTCAATTTTTTCAAAGTTTTCTGACATTAACGCCCTCCCATAGATGCACGTTTGACTTCTCTATTGTATGCTGACCTGAAAATCGTGTTGACTTCTTTATCAGGCAACGGTACTGCTGAATAAGAATTAATTTTTTGAACTAACTCGTATACCAAATTCGGATCTATATTTCTGATGCTTAACAACCACCCGGCAAAGCTCATCATTTGGTTATTTCTTTCTCCAACATCGAATCCGTTAATCATCATATTAATTCGCTGGTCTATTGAATATCTAGGAACACGCTTCGTCTGTTTATCCCCACGAGTGGGGACATTAGAAGCCAAATCAATCAACCACTTCGGCATCATACTAGCTTCATTAAATGACTTTCCAAAATGCTTGTATGCTACACCGCCTTTAACAGACGGCGAAACGGTTATCTTATCCGTCACAAGCTCCAAACCAGCCCCTATGTTGCGTTTTAGGCTTGTTACATCTAAATCATCAGGTACACGATAAAACACATGTATGCCGTTTCTAGGGCTTGTTTCAACCACTTCATCATCAAAGTTTGGTGTGATACCTAACTGCTTAAGTGTTTGCAAACCATTTTTATCAGGGGTATGCCTGTCTATATCCAATACGACTAATTTGCTATCACGTAATGTTATAGCGACGTTGCTGTTTGCTCCATATTCTAGGAACATATCAGTTAATACTTTAACGTCTTTAGTGGCATCTAAATGTCCTCTACTACCTTTATATGGTGTGTTCGTGCCTTGCGATAACAGATAAACCGCAAAACCTTGCTGTATCAAATCATGACTTTTTATGATATAATCAGATTTGATAAAATTATTTGAAACCTCTTTAACTTCTGTCGCCAAACTTCCGTTAAAGGGCTTTTTTTGTGTCTCACTCATCTTTTACCTCCTTTTTCATTACCAACGGATAATCCCATCAAGAACGAACTGCTAACTATGATTACCATTACAACTAATTGACCAAACCATTCCATTTGTTCACTCCTCCTCCGATAATAGCCAATCATTCAACTTGTCAAATGTCCGCTCTTGAACAGCTTCAATACGCCGATTGACAATACCTGATAATGTTACATTGTTCACTCCAGTAGCTTTTGCAAGCTGTAAAAATGTCATTCTCTTTCTGGCTTGCTTTACTGTCAGTGCATCAATAAATGTTTTTGTTAATGCTTTCATGTTTTCCTCCTTTTTACCGGTTTTTCCGGAGTCAATAACTAAAGTATACTCCGGTTTTTCCGGTTGTCAATACTTTAAATGATTTTTTCCGGTAAATCCGGTGTTTTACACAAAAATCTGTTATAATTTACTTTATAGAAAGCGAGTATTTATATGACTTCTAAATTGAAAAAACTAAGAAAAGAAAAAAATATAACTCTTTTTGATATTGAAAAAGAAACCGGCATCAAGAGATCGACATATAGCGATTATGAAAACGGGATAGTTAAAACAGGAAAACTAAAAACATGGAAAAAACTTGCTGATTATTTTGGTGTTTCTGTAACAGAATTGATGGATCCTGAAGACTTTATGAATTCTGTTCGTGACTCTGTAAACTCAATACGTATCTCTAATAACAAACGAGTTGCCAATCAGATACAAAGGGTTGCAGAAATTATCGAAAATAATCCTCTACCTCAAACTTCGTTAAATATTTCCAATAATCTCGATGTCATGTTAAAAATATTTGATAACTCAAATATTGACAATTTCTTTGATGACTACGAACTAATTTTAAAAATTCAAGAAAAATACGGCGAAGTTATGGACTGTTTAATGGTACTTCTCCATGCTGATAAAGATACCGATGAAGAAGATAGACAAGAAACAAACAAAATGATTTCAAAAGCTGAATTAGATTTTTCCAACCTATTATCTTTATTACTTGAAGCCCAAAATAAAAAAGCCTCTGACGATTAA